TTCATCAGCAGCACTAGGGGCAGCGGTATTGCACAGAGCTATGGTTGTGACTGCATTTTGTCTGCCTGTGACACCTCCGCCAATAGGGCCACCTGTGGTTGAACTGGTAAACACTTTGACTGGTACCGTAACACTGGTAGAATCTACCAATGAAATTGTGTTTTCTGGATTTTCATAATTACGTATCATATGGGTCTCTTAAAATAACATGCTGAATACCAGGGCACGGTTTTTGCTGATTAATTCTCCGTTCTGTTTGGCAGCTTCTGCTGAATCGTTGACAAACCATATGCCTGATGTACCTGTACCGGGGGTATCACCGTAGAGCAGTATGTTGTCTGACACATAGGTAGGAACCACTCCTGTCTTTTCTAACTGTATGGCATAATTGGTCTGTAATTTTCCTGTGCCTTGTGTTCTTATAAAAATATTTTCGTTTGTAATACTAGCACGACTTGTTATTTCATTACGATCTGGTCCACCGCCTAATTCTAAATCACCTGTTTCAAATCTGTTTGAATAAAACTGTCCTACTAATGCGTTATCAACAATTATACTAACTGCACTTTCACCGAAGGTGCTGTGAGTTGTTGTAGCAGTAAAGTATGCCAATGAGCCAGGTGTAGCAGCAATATTAGGAGTTATTTCCTTGTCAGCAATAACTACTCTAGTATCTTGACTCTGTGGTGCTAGAATCTGGAATGTGGGATTGTTTAGAATCGCATCATCAACATATTTTTTATTTGGCAATACGTCATCAACACTTCCTGGTACCGCAGCTTCTCTGGCAAGTATCTGTGCTTCGTAAGTAGTTGTACCAAAAACTTTTACCAACCCTGTGCCTGTGCCTATCAAGGTAAGGTCGCCGTCGTCAGTGGTACTGTTAGTTAGTATTTGTTTAAGTCTAAGACTGCTGGCATCAAAATTAAAAGGTCCTGGTGCTGACCCATGTGCTAGAATCCATGAGTCAGAGCTTTCGTCATAGAGAAAGCTGGCGTTGTTCTGCGGAGTTACTGCAGAAGTGTCACCTCGTTGAATTTCAATACCTGAATATATAAGCGACACGCCTGGACCAACTTCTCCAGTGTTCAATGATATAATATTGTCTTCTATGTTTACGTTTGTGGTATTTATATTAAAGGTATTACCTTCTACTACTAGATCGCCAGTTACTCTCACTGACCCACCAGAAGCAGCAGGACCAGTGTCAAGAATGATCTTGGCACCGTCTGCTGTTTTTATATTATAGTCACCGTTGACTCTGAGAAACTGACCCATTTACGATCCTAGATTACAGTGCTACTAGTAAAATATCATCAGATGAAGAATCGTCTGCTAGAGACCACTTATAACGAGCACCGGCAAAATCAGTAGCGATACGTTTGTTTAATTTCTGCAATCTTCTTTTATTCGTAGCATCGTTGTTGTCAGCAGCCACACGACCTGACATCACCATTTCGCCTGTTGATAAGTCGCCACTTTCTTTATTGACTAGTCTACATTGTGCTGTTGCATTGTCTGATTTATCTTGTACTTTATATGACCTTGCACCTTTTTGTTTGACGATAAACACGTCATCTCTTATTGTACCACCGATGTTAGCCACGACTCTAATACCAACGCTAGTGGTTGTGTAATCTCCGAATATCACTACACCATTTACATCTCTTTTTACTGGACGTCCCATTTGTTTCTCCTTGTGTTTGACGTTCTAGGTCATACGCGGCGGGTACCGCATAATAAATTCTAGATACTTTATTTATCCGCGGCTCAATAGACTCATCAGTTCCATTTTTTCAACAGTGGCTAATACAGTGTTGATAGTGTTGATTTCTTGTTGTGCTCGTTCTAGATAGCTGCGATTTTTGGTCTGTCTGTACATGACCATTATTTTACTGTGCGCAGTAATGTGTTGATTTATTATTTTTTCAATGCGGTGTACATCATGAACAAACATCGGAAAGCGTCTACGCCACACTGAAAATTGCTGTGTCAGTTCGGTAAAATCTTTATCAGTTTCTACTTTCATCCTGATATTTAAGTCAAACAAAAAGGCTCCGAAGAGCCTTTTTGAACTTGCGTTATACGTATTACTGATTAAGCAAAACGTAGGTTAGCGGATGTTACAGCAACAGTCGCTAGGTAGTCACCTGCATTACCTAGAGAAGAAGCTGTGTTTGTCAACTCAACATAACCATAACGTGTCATGAATGACACGACTGGTTCAAAAGTTGCTGGATCCAGCACAACACCACTGCTCATCAATGGAATGTATGGGCAATAGAATGCTGCTGCGTCAGACTCTGAAGAACCTTTGTAACCAATCAATACGCGATCGTCTTCAGCATATGCATTTACATACACTTTCATTGCAGAATTCAATGTACCAACAAACTTGGTGTTTGTAGGTGCTTCGAATGTGCCTTCTGTTGTACGAGCAAATGCACTTGTTGTAGCAGACTGTAGCAGTGTTAGAACTGTTGGCGATACAACTGCCCAGTTACCAGCACCACGACGTGTACGCTGAGCGATCAAGTTAGCAGCACGGTTGATTTGAACAGCTAAAGCAGCGTGTTCGTCACCAACGAATGTAGCAGTACCAGATACAGCAGCTTGGTCATAGGTCAACACTGTCGAAGACAATGTAAACAGACTACGAATAACTTCTTGGTCGATCTCAGCTGTGATCTCTTGTGCAAGAGCAGCCATGATTTCTGCTTCGATGTCAATGCCTTGTTGGGCTTGTGCATCTTGAGCAGCTTCAAAAGTCCAGCGAGCTGACAATTTACGTGTCTTAGCTTCAACTGTTTGTTTCAAGATCTGAATGCTTAGTTTGTTACCAGCAACACCTTCTAGCGCTGATGTAGCTGCTGGCTTACCAGTAGTAGCACCGGAATAACCTTCTGCAATCTTGAATGGGCTAAGTGCCTCTTCACCAGCTGTTGTAGAACCACCGGCTGAACCTGTAAAGGTATCAGAGTAGCGAACACGCAGAGTGTGAATCTGTCCAACTGGGCCTGTCATTGGTTGTACACCAACGAGTTCATTAGCAATGACCGTGGGCATTACACGTCTGATCACAGGTAGGATCACACGATTTAGTGTTGCAACGTTACCGGCGGATGTAGCACCAGCGGTGGCACTTTCTGCGAGATACTTGCGGGTATTCTCTAGAGTGGTTGCCATTACTGAACGCTTGTTACCTTGAAGACCTTCTAACAGTGCCTCTTTGGTTTCCGACCAGCGTGACTCGAGTAATTGTGACATTATAGTTCTCCTTAAACTTTTAGTCCCGCAAGCCTGCGGATGTCAAATATCTCAGCGGTTTTTTCTTCTTTACCGCTGGATTGTGGTGCCTGTTTATCGCCTGTGATTTCTTTGCCTTCGGATAGTACTTTCTTCGCCGGTGCACCACCATTCATTACTGCTGGTAGGTATTTGTCGAAAGCTGTACGTAGCTTTTCTGTTTGTGTTGATTCGAGCAGACTTTTCATGACTTCACGTTTGTCACCAGTCAACGGTCCTAGCAATTCGCTCATAACTTCTTTGCGTTGGTTGTTTTCTTTGATAATACGTAGTTCACGATCTTTCTGTGCTACTTGTTCTTGTGATTCTGCAACAATCTTCACTGCTTCTTCTAATTCGGCTTCTCTAGTAAGCATAACTTTAAGAAGTTTTGCTGTTTCAGATTTCTCATTTAGATGACTTGCAGCGTACTCGCTTGCAAATGATTCAAAAATTCTGCGACCAAAGTCATTTCTACGAGCTGATTCAATGTCTTCCTTGAGCTGAGTCATTTCAGAACGTAGTCCATTCTGCACTGTCTCTGCTACTTTTGCGGAAGCTGCTGTGATAAATCCTTTCTTGAGATTGTCAAACTTGGCTCTGCTTTCGCGTACTAATTTTACTTTAGTTTCGGCCAGGTCTTTCTTATCTGTGTGGAATTCTGCGATTTCTTTCGCCAGTGCATCCACGATAAAAGATTCTAATTTAGCAACATTGTCTGCAACTGTTTTGCGATCTTCGTGTAGTTCTGCCAATTCTTTATTGAGATTATTAAAGATAAATGATTCCATTGCTTTGGAATCGTCTTTCATTTTCTTAGCGTACTTGGCACGGGCTTCGATAAGTCCTTGGCGATCTTCTGCCAATTCACCTAACTCTGCCTGTAAGCGGTCTGTTAGCATAGCTTCTACAGCTTCTACCATTGCGCCTTTGTCATGCTCATACTTCTGAGCAAATTCTTCACGTAGTTCAGCAGTTACTTGATCACGGTTTTCTTGAAGTCTACTTTGCCAAGCAGAGTCAATTTCCGATTTGATTTCTTCGGAAATCACATTGTTTTCAAACAATTGTTTTACGATGTCTAGCATGTGATTCTCCTACTGTTATTTGAGGCCTGAAATGATTTTTTTCAGACTCTCTGCTAAGTACTTCTGTGCCTGTGGGTCGCCTTGGACTTCTTTTGCTATTTGAAATGCCTGATAACCGCCTGTGTTATTCATTAAATGTTCGTACACTGGAGTTGGATATGCTCCCGGGGCGCTGGGTTGAGCTACAATATCAACTGTGATAATTTCAAAACCTTTGACATTACCACTGTCGTCAACATCGCCTGAACCTCTGCTTGATACTCCCAACTTCACTCCCGACTGCAACATGGTCTGTACTAGCTGACCCATTGGAGTTGGGATTATTTTAAGTTTTCCGTAGCCGTTAGGACCGTCCATCCACATCTTGGTAATCATATGACTAACACGATCTAGATTGATTTTTAAATCCTGTGGGTGATCTAATTCTCCGCAAACTGAGTATCCGCCAGAGATCTGTTCGTTGAGCGTTTTGACAGCCCTGCCAATTTCTTGAGAAGAATAAACACGTTGATTTGCATTGCGGATATCTCCCTGAATGCAAATACCGTTTAAATGCAGCGACTTGTTACCGTCGCTACCTTCTTCGCTCTCCAAGACAATCTTAGCCTGATCATAACTCAATTGTTCACTGAGATAGTTTTTCACCTTGCTGTCCTATTATCTACGACCACGGAAAAGACCTGCGGCGCTCTTGTCAGCTGTTTCTTTAGCACCAGCTTTTTCAGCACCGTGTCCTGGTTCTTTTGTAGAGAACGCATTACCGTTCTTAGCACCAGGAACATTTACGTTGCCCATATTATCTACTTTAGGCTTGTTACCTGCTAGGCCGCCTGTTGTACCTTTGTCGCTGGTATCTTCCATACCAAACTTCAAAGATGCGCCGCCCATGTCATTTTTGCTGAACTTCAATCCACCTGCAGAACCGTCAGCTTTTTCAGCTTGACCTTTCTTTTCTGCGCCGTGACCTGCTGGAACTTTCTCAACATATTCACGTACAGTTGCAAGATCAAAATCATCTTTCATTTTGTCGTCCATGCCGCCCATGTTATCGTCGCCCATGTCATCGTCGCCCATGTCGCCACCGCCTTTGAGTTCATCAAATTTGGCCTGTAGTTCATCAACGATGCTATCTAGGTCTTGGAATAGTTCTTCTTCGGACTTTTCCGCCATGTCGTCATCGCCCATTTCTAGATCACCTTCTAGGTCGTCACCCATATCTGGAGTATCGCCCATTGGGGACATTTTATCATCGCCTTCTTGGGCAAATTCTTCAAATTCTTCGTCGACTTTTTTGCCGTCTTCGCCGTCTTCTTCTT